GGGACGTGGACGCAGGCAACATCGACTGCGTGGTCGTCTATAAGGTGGACCGCCTGAGCCGGTCGCTCATCGACTTCTCGAAAATCATGGAGACGTTCGAGAGCAAGGGCGTGTCGTTCGTCTCCGTCACGCAGCAGTTCAACACGACCACGTCGATGGGGCGGCTGACGCTGAACATCCTGCTCTCGTTCGCCCAGTTCGAGCGCGAGATCATCGGCGAGCGCATCCGCGACAAGCTCGGGGCGCTGCGCCGGAAGGGCAAGTGGGCGGGCGGCGTGCCCGTTCTGGGGTACGACGTGGACCGCTCGAACGGGAGCCCGCGTCTGGTTGTCAACGCCGCGGAGGCCGCGCGGGTGCGGGAGATCTTCGCTCTCTACCTGGAGAAGGGGTCGCTCCAGAAGGTCGTCTCCGAGCTGACGCGCCGGCACTGGGCGAACAAGCGGCGTGTGACAGCCAAGGGGAAGGTCGTCGGGGGGCGCCCGTTCGATCGCTGCTCGCTCCACGTGCTCATGACCAATCCGGTCCTCGCGGGGCGGATCGTCTACAAGGGCGAGACGTACCAGGGCGAGCACGAGCCGGTCGTCGAGCCGGAGCTGTTCGACCGCGTGCAGAAGCTGATGCGGTACAACGGTCGAACCGGCGGGTTGGAGGTGCGGAACAAGTACGGCTCGCTGCTGCGCGGGCTGCTCCGGTGCAAGCAGTGCGACGCGGCGATGACGCACACGTTCACCGGCGGCCGCGGAAAGCCGTTCTACCGCTACTACCGGTGCTGCAAGGCCATCAAGACGAGCGAGTGCCCGGGGTCGAGCCTCCCGGCGGCCGAGATCGAGCGGCTCGTGGTGGACGAGATCCGGGTGCTCGGGCGGGACCGCGGGCTCCTGGACCGCGTCCTTGCGGAGGCCCGCCAGGCGGGCGACACTCGCGCTGCGGAACTACGGCGGGAGCGGGGTGACCTGAAGGCGGAGCTCGGCCGGCGCGAGCGTGAGATGAAGGAGTTGGTCGCCGTCGGGAGCACCGAGCGGGGTGCGTCGGAGCGGCTCGCCACCGTACACGAGCGGTTGACCTACATCCGTCAGCGCTTGCCCGACGTCGAGAAGGAACTGGTGATGCTCGAGTCCGAGGCGATCACCCGGGAGGATGCCAAGGCCGCGCTCGCCGAGTTCGATGAGGTCTGGAGCAACCTGATCCCGCGGGAGCAGGCTCGGCTGCTCAACCTTGTCTTCGAGCGCATTGAGTACGACGCGGCCGCGAGCAGCGTCTCGGTGACGTTCCGCCCCACGGGGATCGCCGCGCTGTGCAAGCGCCGCGTGGAGGAGGCCGCATGACGACCGTGATCCGCCAGATCCACTTCGCCATCGAGGGCAAACGCAAGCGGGCTGTGGCGGGGCCGCCGCCGGAGCCGGTGCCCGAGGGCCGGATCCCGCGGGTCTCGCGCCTCATGGCCCTGGCAATCCGGTTCGACAAGCTGCTCCACGACGGCGTGGTCCCGAACCAGTCCGAGTTGGCGAGGCTTGTCCACGTGACGCAGCCGAGGATGACGCAGATCCTGAATCTGCTGCACCTGGCGCCGGACATTCAGGAGGAGATTCTGTTCCTGCCGCCGACGACCGGCGGGCGGGATCCGATCCACGAGCACATGCTGCGGGGGGTGACCCGGAGCTCGGACTGGCGGGAGCAGAGAGGCCTCTGGGCGCGAATCCGGGCCGAGACGGCGTTACACTGCACGCGTGAGCCAGCAGGCGAAAGAACACGGCCCGGGTCGTGAGGAGATCCTCTTCTACTCGGTCGCTCTCCGGGTCGAGATGTCCCTGGAGTACTCCGAGGAGTCGGAGTACGTCAGCGAGATCAACGGCGTCGTCCTCCAACATGGGGAGCTCCCAAGCGGCGCTCCCGCCCCAGCCATCGAGGTCGGATCGATCAAGGCCTACCGGATCTACGGCGGCCGCGCTCTGAACGAAGGGGCCAACCTCTGGGACGAGTGCGATGCGCACAGCCAGACCGCTGCGGACCTCTACCAACTCGTCTTCGATGACGGCTACGAGTTCAACGACGCGATCCAGGCGATGTTTCCCGATGCGATGTCGCCGGAGGTACTGCTGATCGATCTCGTGCGACTGGTGCCTACAGCACGTGGGCGTGGAGTTGGCCTGCGGGTGGCGCGTCGTGTCATGGACGCCTTTGAGCCAGACGGTGGCGTCGTTGTGGTGAAGCCGTTCCCACTCCAGTTCAACGCTCACCAGCGTGCGCAGGCGGCTGCCGATACTGACCTGAGGGCGTTCAAGTGTGACGAGGCCACGGCGTTCGAGAAGCTCCGCCGCTACTGGTGCCGCCTCGGGTTTCAGCAGATCCCGGACACCCACCACTTCGCGCTGTCTCCGACGCTGGTGACGCCCACCATCCGTGACATGGACGACGGGTGACCAGGCGGCACGCATACAGGCAGCCCGAACGTTACCCGAACTTCATAACCGACAACTGCGGCTCGACGCCGACCCGCTGGTTATGCTACCCTGTCCACGTTCACTGCACATGGACGAAGATGGATTGGACCAGCACATGAACTTCAACGACAAGGTAGCGTTCATCTGGAGCGTCGCCGACCTGCTCCGCGGGCCCTATCGGCCGAATCAGTACGGGAAGGCCATTCTGCCGCTGACAGTCCTGCGGCGCCTCGACTGCCTGCTTGAGCCCACGCGCAAGAAGGTGCTCGACAAGCAGGAAGAGCTCAAGCGGAAGGGCATGTCGCCGCAGGCGATCGAGCCCATCCTGAACCGGACCGCGGCTCCGTCCGGCTGGCCCAAGGACCGCCCGTTCCTGGTCCACAACACGTCGCGGTTCGACTTTCAGCGGCTGAAGGAAGACCCGAACCACATCGCCCGCAACCTGGCGCAGTACATCAAGGGCTTCTCCAGCGACGTTCGCCGCATCTTCGAGCACTTCGGGTTCGCGGAGCACATCGAGAAGCTCGACAAGGCGAACCGGCTCTACCTCGTCGTCTCCCGCTTCGCCGATATCGACCTGCACCCCGGCGCCGTGACCAACACGGAGATGGGGTACATCTTCGAGGAGCTGATCCGGAAGTTCAGCGAGGCCGCGAACGAGACGGCGGGCGACCACTTCACGCCCCGCGAGGTCATCCGCCTCATGGTCAACCTGCTCTTCGAGGAGGACGGGGAAGCGCTCACGAAGAAGGGCATCGTGCGCACGCTGTTCGACCCTGCCTGCGGCACCGGCGGCATGCTCTCGGTCGCCGAGGAGTACCTGGCCGAACTCAACCCGGACGCGAAGCTCGAGGTCTTCGGACAGGACTACAACGACGAGTCCTACGCGATCTGCGGCTCAGACATGCTGATCAAGGGCCAGAACATCGAGCACATCGTGTTCGGCGACTCGTTCACCGAGGACGGGTTCCCCGGCGAGCGGTTCGACTACATGCTGGCCAATCCCCCGTTCGGCGTCGAGTGGAAGCCGGAGGAGGACATCATCCGCCAGGAGCACGAGCGCAAGGGCGGCCGGTTCGACGCCGGCCTGCCCCGCATCAACGACGGCTCCCTGCTTTTCCTCCAGCACATGATCTCGAAGATGAAGCCCGTCGACCCGAAGAAGCCGAACGGAGGCAGCCGCATCGGGATCGTGTTCAACGGCTCGCCCCTCTTTACCGGCGACGCCGGCTCGGGCGAGTCGAACATCCGGCGATGGATCATCGAGAACGACTGGCTGGAGACGATCATCGCACTGCCCGATCAGCTCTTCTACAACACCGGTATCTACACATACATCTGGATCGTCACCAACCGCAAGGCCCCGCAGCGACGCGGGAAGGTCCAGCTCATCAACGCAGTGCACTTCTACCGGAAGATGCGAAAGAGCCTGGGCAACAAGCGCAACGAGATTGCGGACGACCAGATCGCCGAGATCACGCGGCTCTACGGCGAGTGCAGGCACGACGACGCTGGCGAGTTGGAGATCGACGGCCAGCGCCAGCGTGTCATCGTCAGCAAGATTTTCGACAACGAGGACTTCGGCTTCCGAAAGGTCACGATCGAGCGGCCCCTGCGGCTGAAGTTCCAGGCGTTGCCCGAGCGGATGGACGCCCTGCGCGAGGCGACGCCGTTCCAGAACCTGGCCAAGTCGAAGAAGAAGCGCGGCACGAAGGCCGCTCAGGCGGAGGAGGATGCAGGCAGGGCACAGCAGGGGGCGATCCTGAAGGTCCTGCGGTCGTTCGACCCGGACAGGATCTGGATGAGCCGGGACGAGTTTCTCACCGACCTGGAGGCGGCCGCGTCGGAGGCAGAGGTCAAGCTCCCGGCGCCGATCAAGAAGGCCATCGTGTCCGCGCTCAGCGAGCGGGACGAGATCGCCGAGGTCTGCCGCGACAAGGATGGCAACCCCGAGCCCGACCCCGAGCTGCGCGACTACGAGAACGTGCCGCTCAAACAGGATGTCTACGACTACTTCGAGCGCGAGGTGAAACCCCACGTTCCAGACGCGTGGATCAACGTGGGCGTCGTTGACGAGCAGGATGGGAGCGTCGGCAAGGTGGGGTACGAGGTCCCTCTCAACCGCCACTTTTACGTCTACAAGCCGCCGCGTCCGCTGGAGAAGATCGAGGCGGACATCGCCTCGCTGGAGAAGGACATTGTGCGGATGCTCGCGGAGGTGACGCGATGACCGGTACAGGCTACGAAGGCGATCGCGCCCCCGGCCGACGCGAGCTTTGGACATCGCCGCGCCAGGTCCTGGATGGGCTGGGGGTGGATACGAGTCGGCCGGGTTTCTACGACGATCCCCGATTCCTCGCAGCCGAACGGGCGAACCCGATGCTGCTGGAGGCCTACGCCGCGTTCATTCGCACGCAACGGTTTCGTTCGGATTATCTTGACTGGGCGGAACAGGTCATCAAGCGCGCGGTGTCCTTCCTACACGAGAGGCTCGTTCAAGACGACCAACGTGGAAAGTGCATCGATGGCTCGATGGTCTTGATGCGCTTTTTGGAGCATCAGGGCATCTGGGTGTACGCCGTCAGCGGCGCCCTGACCCTGGTATTCGCAGACGAGACAGGAATCCCTACGACCTACTTCGCACCCATCATGCTTGACGGCAATCCTGCGAAGGCCGGTCATGTGTGGCTCGTCGCACCACCCTATGCCATTGTCGATCTGTCTGTGCAGTTGCAGCCGTACCGCAGCGGTGAGGCGGCGCACCTGCCGCCGTATGTACTGGCGAAGCGAATGAAGCCATGTGCTGTTGACGCGAGTGACCTGATGGAGCCGGAGGCGCGGCAGCAGTTCGCCTGGCTCAACGGACGGGTTCCGTCGCTCGATGACATTGAGATGATTGACCCGGGCCTGCTTGAGAAGGTCCGCACGCTCGGGGCGGGCGAGGTCAGACAGGCAGGCACGCGGCTCAAGTACGTGGCCACAGCCATAACGGCCCCGCAAGAGCCACTGGAAGAGTGGAGGAATCTGAAGCTCCAAGGGAAGTACCCGCTTGAGCTCTACGAGGAGTTTGCCGCAAGGACGTCGGAGGGCGCTCCGCAAACTGCTGCTGCGAGCGCCGATTCCACCCAGCTCGAGAGCGATCACCAATGAAGGTCTTCATCTCCTACAGCGTCAAGGATCTGCGGCTGGTCGAGTTCGTTAGCCGGCAGATCCAGCCGCACGCCGAGGCCGTGTACTGGAGCCGGGACCGCATGCCGGGCCAGGACACCTGGGCGACGATCTTCCGGTGGATCGACGACTCGGACTGCGTCATCGCCGTGCTCACCGGCAACGTGCTCGAGCGCGGCGAGTCGGTGCACAACGAGATCGGGTACGCCAAGGGCAAGGGGAAGCTGGTGATCCCGCTGGTCGGCTCCAGCGTGCCCCGCGACCGGCTCGGGTGCCTGCACGGGATCACGTACTTGCCGCTGGATCGGGAGCGGTTCCCCGAGGCGATGGACCGGCTGAAGGCGACGCTCGGGGCGATGGCGAAGCAGAAGCAGCGCCAGGCGTGGGCGACGCTGGGCCTCGTCGCGCTCGCGGCCATCGGCCTCTCGTCGCGCCCAGCGGACGAGGACGAGTGGGAGGACGACGACGAATGACCCGCGCGGCAGGCACAGAGACGCTCATCGAGCAGGCCGAGCGGCTGGAGGTCGAGGCCGCGGCGCGGTCGTGGGAGCCGTACCCGGAGTATCGCGCCACAGGCCTGGACTGGCTGGAGCGGGTTCCCGCTCACTGGCGCCTGCAGAAGCTGAAGCACGCGGCTCGAATCCAGTTTAGCAATGTGGACAAGAAGTCCGAGGACGGCGAGCAGCCCGTCCGCCTTTGCAACTACGTGGATGTCTACTACCGCGATCGGATCACCAGCGACATCGAGTTCATGGAGGCGACGGCGCTGCCACGGGAGGTCGCCAAGTTCCAGTTGATGCCTGGGGACGTGCTGGTGACCAAGGACTCCGAGGATCCGCACGACATCTGCGTCCCCGCTGTCGTCGCTGAAGATCTTCCGGGCGTCCTCTGTGGCTACCACCTCGCGCAGATCCGTCCCGCTCCCGACAATGCGTCTGGACCGTACCTCTCGTATGCACTCGCCTCGAGCGGAATCCGCGACCAGTTCCGGATGCGGGCCAATGGGATCACCCGATTCGGCCTCTCTCAGGATGACATCTGTAGCTCGCTCGTTTGCCTGCCCTCCCTCCCCGAGCAGCGGGCGATCGCGGCGTTCCTGGACCGCAAGACGCGGCAGATCGACGAGTTGATCGAGAAGAAGCATCGTCTCATCGAACTGCTTCAGGAGAAGCGCACCGCCCTGATCTCCCACGCCGTCACCAAGGGCCTCAACCCCGACGCCCCGATGAAGCCCTCCGGCATCGACTGGCTGGACGACGTACCGGCTGACGTGCTGCGCCTCAAGTTTCTGTCGTCGTTCGTCACGTCCGGTTCGCGCGGGTGGGCTGAGTTCTACAGCGACGATGGGGAAGTGTTTCTGCGCATCGGGAACGTCGCGCGGCTCAGCATCGATCTCGACCTCAGCGACATCCAAAGGGTCACACCACCGGATGGCGCAGAGGGGCAGCGCACGATGGTGCAAGGGGGCGACGTTCTCGTCTCGGTAACCGCGTATATCGGATCAATCGGCGTGATCCCCGAACGGTTTGAGCGATCCTACGTCAATCAGCACTTGGCGCTCGTGCGGCCGCGCCGCGATCGCATCGAGCCGAGGTATCTGGCGTATGCATTGTTCTCCGCAGTCGGCCAGGTCCAGTTCCGTCAGTTGATGTACGGCGGCACCAAGGAGGGACTCGGCCTCGACGATGTAAAGAACCTGCAGGTGATCGTCCCTTCACTCGTCGACCAACGAGCCGTGGTTGCACACCTCGACGCCATGTGCGAGAAGTTGGACAAGGTTTCCGGCGCTGCGTTACACGCGATTGAACGCCTGACCGAGTATCGCCAGGCCGTCATCTCCGCAGCGGTCACAGGCAAGGTTGATGTGCGGTGCGAGAGTACGACGCAGGAGTGTGCGTGATGGCCGATAAGTTCCATGGCACGATCGAGGAGTTGCAGGCACTCGTCAAGCAGGCCGGCTACGACGGCGCGTGGGCAGAGGTTGGCAATGGCCAGCATCAGTTCAAGGCCAAGGACGGTGCGGTCCTCAACTGGTGGCCCACGAAGGGGACGCTCCAGTTTCAGGGGCCCATCAAGCCTCGCGATCTCTTTCGGGCAGCAGTAGAGCCACTTTTGAGCGGCGCTACGTCTCACGGATCCATGGGAGCTGCCGCAACGCAGCCCCAGATCTTCGTAGTTCACGGGCACGACAAGGAGGCTCGGGATCAACTGGAGCTCTCCCTTCACAGGCTGGGACTGCAGCCGTTCATCCTCATGAACTCGTCAGGCGAAGGGAAGACGCTCATTGAGGCGCTGGAAGGGCATATAGGCCGCGACTACACGAGCGACTTCGGCATCGTGCTCATGACGCCCGACGACGTTGGGTACGCGAAGAAGGACGGGGAATCGAAGGCGGAGCCTCGCGCCCGGCAGAACGTGATTCTGGAGACGGGGATGCTCCTCGCATCGCTCACTCGCTCTCGGATGGTTCTGCTTGTCAAGGGGCATTTGGAGATTCCATCGGATCTTCAGGGAATCATCTGGTACGGCTTCAATGATCACATCCGCGAAGTCATTCCGAAGCTGTGCACACGGCTGCGCGAGGTGGGGATCGAGATCGACACAGCGAAGATTTCCGCGGCATGCGCGTGATGGAGTGCCTGAATGGCTAACCCACAGACCAAGGAGAAGGCCTTCGAGACCTGTTTGGAGGAGTTCCTGCTCTCCGACGCGGGCGGGTACGCCAAGGGCGACAACCGCGACTACGACGCGGGCGCGGCGCCGGAGGGGTACGACCGGGAGTCGGCCCTGTTCCCGGGCGTGTTCGTCGAGTTCGTGAAGGCGTCGCAGCCGGAGACCTGGAAGGCGTTGGAGAAGCTGCACGCGGGGAACACCGCCGAGGTCGTGATCGGGGAGCTCGTGAAGAACCTCGACAGCCGCGGATGCCTGGATGTGGTGCGGCACGGGTTCAAATGCTACGGGAAGCAGGTCGAGGCGGCGTTCTTCCGGCCGTCGCACGGGCTGAACCCGGAGACCCAGCGGCTGTACGGGACGAACCGGCTCACGGTCACGCGGCAGGTGCACTTCAGCCCGGGGAGCGAGCGGTCCATCGACCTGATGATCGCGCTGAATGGGCTGCCGGTCGTCACGGCCGAGCTGAAGAACCCGATGTCGGGGCAGACGGTCGAGGACGCCAAGCGGCAGTACATGGACGACCGCGACCCGCGGGAGCTGGTGTTCCAGTTCAAGCGGCGGGCGCTCGTGCACTTCGCGGTCGATCCCGACCTGGTGTTCATGACGACGCAGCTCAAGGGGCGGGAGACGGTCTTCCTGCCGTTCAATCGCGGGGACGGGCACGGCGCCGGGAATCCGGAGAACCCCATTTTGGCCTCCGGCGGGGGCGGGCACAGGACGGCGTACCTGTGGGAGGAGGTCTGGCAGCGGGACTCGATGCTGGACATCGTGGCGCGGTTCCTGCACCTCCAGACGGAGGAGCGCCGGATCGGGGGCAAGCGCATCCGCAAGGAGCGGATGATCTTCCCACGCTACCACCAGCTCGACGCCGTGCGGCGGCTGGAGGCGCACGCCCGGGCGCACAGCGCCGGGCACAACTACCTGATCCAGCACTCGGCGGGGAGCGGGAAGAGCAACTCGATCGGGTGGCTCGCTCATCGGCTCGCGAGCTTGCACGATGAGCGGGACGAGAAGGTGTTCCATTCGGTCGTGGTCGTGACGGACCGGGTGGTGCTGGACCAGCAGCTTCAGGACACGATCTACCAGTTCGAGCACAAGCACGGCGTTGTGCAGAAGATCGACGAGAGCTCGACGCAGCTTGCCGAGGCGCTCAAGTCCGGCGTTCCCGTCATCATCACCACGCTCCAGAAGTTCCCGTTCGTGACAGACAAGGTCGGGGAACTGCCCGAGCGGCGGTGCGCCGTCATCGTCGATGAGGCGCATAGCAGCCAGGCGGGGGAGACGGCCGCGGAGCTGCGGGGCGTGCTCGCCGGCGCCCGAATCAAGGAGCAGGCGCGGCAGGAGGCGGAGGAGCAGTCTCTTCCTGACCACGAGGAAGAGATCATCAAGGCGATGAAGAAGCGGGGCCGGCAGCCGAACCTGTCGTTCTTCGGCTTCACCGCGACGCCAAAGTACAAGACTCTGGAGATGTTCGGGCAGCCGGGGCCGAACGGGAAGCCGGAGCCCTTCCACCTCTACAGCATGCGCCAGGCGATCGAGGAGGGATTCATCCTCGACGTGCTCCAGAACTACACGACGTACAAGACGTACTTCGGGCTGATCAAGTCGGTTGAGGACGATCCGCACGTCGAGAAGCGGAAGGCGGCCAGGGCGCTGGCCCGCTTCATGACGCTCCACCCGCACAACATCGAGCAGAAGACCGAGGTGATGGTGGAGCACTTCTGGCACGTCACGCGCCACAAGATCGGCGGCAAGGCCAAGGCGATGGTCGTGACGGGGTCGCGGCTCGCGGCGGTTCGGTACAAGCAGGCGTTCGACAAATGCATTCGCGAGAAGGGGTATCCGATTAAGACGCTGGTGGCGTTCTCGGGGACGGTGGTCGATGACCTCGACCCGAACACGACGTACACCGAGGGCGGGATGAACAACGGCATCTCGGGGAAGTCCCTGCCGGAGAAGTTCGCCACGGAGGAGTACCAGCTGCTGCTGGTCGCGGAGAAGTTTCAGACCGGGTTCGATCAGCCTCTGCTCCACACCATGTACGTGGACAAGAAGCTCGAGGGAGTGCACGCGGTACAGACGCTGTCACGTCTGAACCGCACGCACCCGGGGAAGGAGGACACGTTCGTCCTGGACTTCGTGAACGACCGTGACGAGATTCTGAAGGCGTTCCAGCCGTACTACGAGGTGACAACGGTCGGCGAGCAGGCGGACCCGCACCAGCTCTACGCCCTGCAGGCAGAGCTCGCCGCGTTCGGGGTCTTCACCGCGGACGAAGTCGATGCGTTCTGCCGGATCTTCTTCAAACCGAAGGCGAACCAGAGCGCCAGTGACCACGCCCAGATGAACGCAATCCTGGACCCGGCGGTGACCAGGTTCAAGGCGCTGCGGGACGAGCTGCGGGCGTCGTTGCCGGAGGCCGAATGGGAGCAGGCGAAGGAGGAGGCGCAGGAGGCGTTCCGGGCGAAGCTGTATGCGTTCCGCAGCTTGTATGCGTTTCTGTCGCAGGTGATCCCGTACCAGGACTCGGACTTGGAGAAGCTCTATACCTACGCCCGGTTCCTGATCGCCAAGCTGCCGCGCCGCGGCGCCGGGCCCCGCTACCACTTCGAGGACGACGTGGCCCTCAAGTTCTACCGGCTACAGAAGATCAGCGAGGGGGCGATCCCGCTGCAGGCGGGCGCAGGCGGCGAGGTGAAGGGGCCGACGGCGCTCGGCACCGGACTCCCCCACGATGAGGAGATCGAGCTCTCCAGACTCATCGACCTCCTGAACGATCGGTTCGGCACCGACTTCAAGCCGGCGGACCAGCTCTTCCTGGACTCGGTGCGGGAGGATGCGCTGGCCGACGAGTCGCTGCGGCAGGCCGCGCTCGCCAACACGATGGAGAACTTCAAGTACGTGTTCAGCAAGGCCCTGGAAGGGTTGTTCATCGACCGCATGGAGCAGAACGAGGAGATATTCGCGAGGTTCATGGGTGACAAGGACTTTCAGCATCTCGTCGAGGAGCACCTCCGGCGACAGGTGTACGAGAGAGTGCACGCCGAGCATGCTGACCAGGAGGGTTCGGACTCGGGAAACCGGCCATGAGTCCAAGGAAACAACAGTTTGGCGAGTTGCTGCGAGAGAAGCGTCTTGAAAAGGGATACAGCCTGCGGAAGTTCGCACAGCTGATCGATGTGAGTCCGACGTATCTGTCTCAGGTAGAGCAAGGAAAGGTGGAACGGCCGCCGACGGCGGAACGCGTGCGGAAGATGGCGGAGCTACTCGGCGAGAATGTGGACCAGTGGATCGCTCTCGCTGGTCGGATGTCCGAGCATGTGGCGAAGGACGTTGCCGAGATCATTCGGAAGGATCCAGAGGCCATGCCCGCGTTGCTGCGGGCGGCCAAGCGGCTGAGCCCGGATGAGCTTCGCCGCCTCACAGAGAACCTGGAGAGAGAGAGGAGGAAGGACAAGGAACGATGAGCCGACGGATTGGTGCCAGGAAGGAGCGCGTGCCCTATCTCACGGATCGGGCGATCGAGGAGCATGCGGACCTGCTCCTGGCGGAGTGGGAGGCGCGGGAGGGCGGGATCGAGATCCCCGTCCCCCTCGACGATCTCGTCGAGATGCACCTCGGAATCAGGTACGTGATCGACGACCTGCGGGATGAGCTGAGCATTCCAGACGTGCTCGGAGCAATCTGGTTCAGCACGGGCAAGATCGTCGTGGACAGCTCGCTCGACCCGCACGTGAATCCGTCGATGCTGGGGCGATTCAATTTCACCCTCGCGCATGAGATCGGGCATTGGCGACTCCATCGGCAGCATCTTCGGAACGACCCAACTGAGGCGATGCTGTTCGAGGAGAACGCGAAGCCAGCGTTCGTGTGCCGCTCAAGCTCGAAGCCGCGCGAGGAGTGGCAAGCGGACACGTTCGCCGGCTGCCTGTTGATGCCCCGAGCACCCGTGCTGGACGCCTGGAGGGAGTGGCGCGGCTCCGACGCTCCGATGGCAATCTCGGAGCTCATGGGTGGCAGAGCGTGCGAGGGCCTCGGGGACGCTGAGAACGCAGCGATGGAACAGTTCTGCAAACCGCTCGCCGAGCGATTCGCGGCATCAGCGCAGGCGATGCGCATCCGCCTTCAGACGCTCGGGCTGTTGGTGAAGGAGATTGAGCCCGGGCTGTTCTGAACGGGCTGTTTTCATTTGGCTTCCGTGTCCAGTGTTCACCGGACATGGACGACGACAAGGAGGTCCTCGTGGCCGGATTTGACCTCAAGACGACACTCAAGCGTATCGACCCGGAGTTGCGGCGGGAGTTCTTCTCGGCGTGGTCGCCGCTCGCCGAATTGGACTGGAGCCAGCTCGGGAAGAAGCGGCAGGTCGACCACTTGTTCGACGCGTTGCAGAAGCTGTCCTCCGACGAGAAGCGAGAGGTCAATCTGCTGCTGCGCACGTTCGAGCGACTGAAGGAGACGTGCGGGCTCCGCGTGCTGCTCGAGGAACTCCAGCAGCAGGCGCCGGAGCATGTCGCCACGTGGGGCGAGATCAAGAGCCGCATGGACAAGGTCGTCTGGACCTACCTGAATGCGAAGAGCGTGTTCGAGGAGGCGGTCATCTTCGCGCGAGCGGACCGCCTCTCGAACACGCGGTGGGCGCACCGGTGGCCGGGAGTCCAGTGCGGCGAGTTCAGTGCCGCGAGCGATCGGATCGAGGATCTCAAGCACAGCCTCGTCGAGCACCACAACGGAGAGCTACGCGGCGATCGATGCGAGATTCACCACTACGCGCGGCAGAACGGCGCCGAGTATTTCTTCGCCTATCTGCCGGATTGGCCTGAGGATTTCCTGGTGTTCAACCGGGATGGCCATCTGGAGACGCTGGATCTGCCGACAGCCTTCAACATCCTCTTCGTGTTCTCGCCCACAACTGGTGTCCTGGAAATGATCGCGTCGGGCGGTCTCAACACGCTCCACAGCCTTCGCAAGCGGTTCTACGGAGCGATGACCAGTACAGAGGTTGAGGACATCCCCCCCGACTGCCCGGCCTTCGAGCTCGACCATCTGCTCGCCGACGGATTCACTTTCTCCGGCCACGACATCGCTCGCGTGGAGCGTGTGAGCGTCACGCGACTTCTCGTCTGCCCGCGTGTCGAGGGCCTTGACATCGAGGGTCTGCAGCCTCGGTTCAGGGCCGGGACATCCTGGCCACGCGTGGTTGAGACGCTGGATCGGATGTTGGCGGGGGTGAGCCTTGACCGTTCGCAGGTAGGGGTTGAGGAGATCTGGATCCGCGTGCAGTGCGTCGGTGACGGGCAGCGCAGCGGGCGCCGATTCACTATGCGCGTGACGCCGCGTGGCAGCGACCTCAAATCGTTGGATGACGACGACATCCGCGTCGTCGGTGAAGGGTGCCTCCGAGCATGGGGGATCGACCGTGACTGACCCGCTCGGACCGCTCTGGGCGGCGATGGACTCTCCCAGCCCAGTCTTGACTCCCGACGGATGGCGGCGGATCCCGCCGCAGTACCGGGATGTGCTCATTTCCGCCGACCTGGCGAAGCCCGGGGCCGCCGCCGACCGAGTGCGATGCCCCGTTTGTCCACAGCCCCACTTCGAGCGGGTCGTAGTTCGGCGCCGTTCGGACGGGACACAGCGCCATTTCATTCACTGCCCTCGCGAACTGCGGGTGCCCGTGGGCGACGCCGACCGACGGATGTGGCACGTGGATGTCGGCGCCGTCGCAGGCGCAATCGCGTCGTCCGCCGGCCTTCAAGGAGAGGTCCAGTCCGTCGCGGCGGACCGCGTCTATCACTGCGGCCACCACGTGCACCGCGGAGCGCGCGTGGAGGTCTATCTCGCCCGGGAAGCGCATCGCAGCGATGGCAGCACGATCACCGCCGCACTGCCGCGCGGACCAGTCGCGCCCGTGGTCGTAGTGCCTTGGCGAGTGCCGGCACAGGAAGCGTGGCCGGACCCTGCGACCATCGTCCTTTCGCTGCGTACCGGCGCGATGATCCACGATGGCTCCCTGCGCTTTGATCGACGGCTGATCGAGAACGCCGCGAACAGGCTGATGCGAAGCGAGTGTTCGGCTGCCCATGTCTTCAGGATAAGGGGGGAGTTCTGGGAGATCGGGTTCGACGGGGGCGACATTCAGCACCTCAAGGACTCGGTGGGACTGGCCTACCTGGCTCGCCTGCTTGCAGAACCTGACCGATCCATCCCCGCGGTGACGCTTCTGGCGACCCGGGCGGGCATCGATCCGCGAGTTCCGACCGGATCCGCTGGCGAGGCGTTGGACGAGAGGGGTCGCGCGGAGCTCCAGCAGAGGTACACGGATCTCATGGAAGAACGGGACGAGGCAGAGAGGAACAACGACCATGCCTCGCTTTCGTCCATTGATGCTGATCTGGAGCGTCTTAGCATCGAACTGAGCAGGCGACTCGGCCTCGGGGGAAAGCCGCGAGAAGCGACCGATGCCGACCGTGTCCGACGGTCGGTGACCATGGCTGTTCGCCGAGACACCGAGCGAATCGCGGATCGCGTGCCCGATCTGGGGCAGCATCTCACGAACTGCGTGTCGAGCGGCCAGCTCTTCAAGTACGCCCCTGACCGGGAGATCGAATGGGTCTTGTGACCAATCCCGCATCCCCGAGATCCTGGTCACACAGCTTGTGACAAAGCCACGCGAGATGTGACGCCGCCGGGGTGCCGTGAGGCACATAACCCGGCAGTCACTGGACGCGGCTGTGTTCATCCTGCGACGAGTGTCCGCAGCACAGTTGTCACTCTGCGCGTCCGGCCCTGACCGCTGGGAAGCCCCCTCCGGCAGGACGATCACATGTCGATCCGCAGCGATGTCGTCTCTCACCCCTTCACCGCCGAGTTGATCCGCCAGAAGGCCAGGAAGCTGGCCCGCAAACCGGGCTTCTCCCGCTCCGACGAGGAAGACCTCTCGCAGGGGATGTACCTATACCTCTGGGAGCGCTCCCGGTTGTTCGACCCGAAGCGCGGCACCATCGAAGCCTTCGCCATCACCGCCGTGACGAGCTGGGAGGGCATGGAACTCCGGCGCCGGCGGGCGAAGAAGCGTCGCGACGGGCTCCACGCGCTGTCGCTCGAATCCACGATGGTGGCGTGCGACGGCGATCTCGACACGCTCGCCAGCGTGCTCGAGGAACGCGACGGCGTGCGCATGAACGGGCGCGACCCGAGGTCGTTACTCGACGAACTGGTGGTCCGCGACGAGTATCGCTTCGTCATCGCACAGCTCACCAAGCGCGAGCAGAAGTTGCTCCGTGACGTGATCGAGCTCGGTGTGGCGGGCACTGCTCGCAAGCGCCGCGTGTCTCGGCGCCGCGTCGACCGGCTCGTCGCCCAGATCCGGGAGCGCTTTGACTCGCAACGCTCGACCAGGGACCGGGCACCACGCGACGCGTCCGCATAGGGAACCAGCGGAGGGCCCACGACGGCTGGGCCCGCTGCGGATCGGCGACCGGAGGGCGCTCGGGCATTGCCCGGGCGCTCCGGTCCCGTCCCCACGGAGCGAGGAGTACCGCGCGATGAACCAGATGGAGTACCGATTCCAGTTCAGCCCGGAGGTGGACCTCGATGAGGCGGTCGGGACGCTCCGCCTGTCGCTCCTGGCGGCCGAGGGACCGTACGGCGAGGCGCGCGTGCGGACGGAGGTGTCGTTCGCGGTCGAGCCGATGCGCGCCGAGATCCGTGTACTCGGCGCAACGGGCGTGCTCGAAGCCGTCACGCAGATCTTCACGTCACTGCTGTCCCACGAGTTCGGACGCGACACCTTCACCATCCGCCGGGAGGCCGCGCCCACGGCCGTTCCGGCCGCATGACCACCGACACCACCCCTGATTTGCCTCCGCGACTTTGCCCACGAGCCGTGTCCTCCGACTCCGTTGCAGGACCTCAAAGGAACCCGATGTCCGAAGCAGCCGTCATGGACCTCCGCTTCCTCCACCGCGAGCCCGCGGAGGTCTATCACGCCAAAGCGAAGGCGCACCTGTCGTCACACTCGCTCGCCGACTTCCGACGCTGCCCGTTGCTCTTGCGGCGCAAGGAGCTCGGTCTGATTCCGGCACGCGACTCCGAAGCGTTCTTCGTCGGGCGCGCGGCGCACACGCTTGTGCTCGAAGGTCGCCAGCGGTTCGACGCGGAGTTCGCCGTCGGCGGCCCTATCAACCCGAGGACGGGCCAACCGTTCGGCTCGGGCACGAAGGCGTGTGCCGAGTGGGCTGCAAAGGTCGGCAAGCCGGTGCTCGCCGACGACCAGGCGGCGCTGGTTGAGCAAATGGCGGCGAGCGTGCGCGAGCACATGTTTGCCCGTGAGCTGCTCGCCGACGGCGTGGCCGAGGGCGTCGTGCGCTGCGAGTACGCCGGGCACGCCTGCCAGGCGCGCATCGACTGGATCAACCCGGTCGAGGGCCGCGGGATCGTGGACCTCAAGACCTGCGACCGGCTCGACTGCTTTGAGCTGGACATCGGCGCCTTCGGGTACGTCCACCAGTTGTCGTTCTACTGCGCGCTCGTGAGCGTCGCGTCCGGCGAGGATCTGCCTGTTCACATCATCGCCGTTGAGAAGCGCGAGCCGTTCCGGTGCGGCGTGTGGCAGCTCTCGGAGCGTGTGCTCGGCCAGGCGCGGCGCGAGAACGAGCAGGCGATGGCGGAGTTGGCCCGCTGCCGCACGACCGGCGTGTGGCCGACGCGATTCGAGTCCATGCGTCTGTTCGACCGGCTTTGACCATCGACCGGAGCGTCTAGTCAGGAGGCGGGCCGTGTCCCGCGGCAGAACCCAACTACGGAGGACCGCATGAAGCTGAGCCAGATCGAACGAGGAATCCAGACGGCGCCGCGACGCGTCATGGTGTACGGCACGCACGGGATCGGCAAGAGTACCTTCGGCGCCATGGCCGATCGGCCCGTCTTCGTCCAGACCGAGGACGGGCTGGCCAACATCGATGTGGATCGCTTCCCGCTGGCCATGCGCTACGGCGACGTGCTCGCGGTCCTCGGCGAGCTCTACACCGCCGAGCACGAGTACCACACGGTCGTCATCGACTCCCTCGACTGGCTCGAGCGGCTGATCTGGGGCGAGGTCTGCGCCAAGCGCGGCGTTGAGTCGATCGAGGACATCGGCTACGCGAAGGGGTACGTGTTCGCCCTAACGCAGTGGCGCGAGATCCTGACCGGCCTCGACGCGCTGCGCAACGAGCGAGGCATGCAGATAGTTCTCATCGCGCACGCCCAGATCGAGCGCTTCGCCAACCCCGAGACCGACACGTACGACCGCTACAGCCCGCGCCTCCAGAAGCTGGCCTCCGCGCTCGTCCAGGAGTGGTGCGACGAGGTGCTGTTCGCCTCCTACCGCGTCCACACCAAGACGACGAAGGAAGGGTTCGACCGCAAG